TTAGGGTTAGGAACCGATATTTTGGCTTTTACCGCTTCTATCTCCATTAAAAACGGATCTTTAGGATCCGGTTTATATTTAGTAATGTCATAACCAACAATTTTAGTTATTAACATGTTAGATAAAATTGCTCCCCAATAAAAATTAACTATTGCTAATGTAACTATTAAAATATAAATAACTTTATCAACATGATAGAAATTAAAAGCATTCGATACATTATTATAAAATGTTTGGTTAAAGGCAACATGTTTATTGAATAAATATAATCTTGTATACATAAATAATGCAAAAAACACATATTCATTGATTGGTTTAAGTTGTTTTAGAATTTTTAAAGGGGATAAATTAATATCTATATTCTTTTTCAAATAGGTTCGCATTAAAGACTTGAAACTTAAAAATATTGTGCTTATTTCAACTAAAAGACAATAATATATATCATTCAATATTTTATTTGCCGATGTACCCCAAATTGTTATGATAGAACATAATACAATTTGCGCAATATGATGCATCCAAAAATCTACAGACGCACCGTTATACAAGTCATTTATTGCATAAAATATACATAAAATCCAGCCAATTCGCATCCAAGAATGATCATTATATTTTTTATAATAATAAAGTGAACCAGATACAAAAAGTGCTATCCCAAGGGAAAACGTATCTTGTAAATATGGTTTAAAATTATTAAATATGCCTTTTTCTAATATTTCTATTGTCATTTTATACCTAATAATATTTTTTATAGCAAATTTATACTCATTTTTATCTACCTGTCCAAACTTTGACAAAAGTGCCTCTAACAATATTGTTCTTACAATCGTCTAAATAATTGTCAAAATTATAGACAAATGAATTATAGTGTGTTCGAATATCGCCATTTATCGAATTAATTTTACTCAAATATTTATATTCGTTATTAAATAATAACCCTAAAATGCGTTCAAATCCACATCTGTCGGTTCGACATGTAACCGCATTCACCAAATTATTAATATTGTATTTTCTGTCTAAAGTAGATAAAAAACGATGACTTATAAATGCTTGTCCACCAAAACACAAGGAGAATTTGTCTTTACTCATCCCTAAAATATTGATTTCGTTGCCATTTAGTCGCTGTTTAATAAATGAACTGTTTCTTAGGTAGGATGCGATTCGGAGTAAATTGCCTAGATTTTCTTTGTCGTATGGGTAATGCCATAAAGGCAAGACAGGCGCCTTAATACCTTCAAATGGGATGCGTTTATGAATAAACGTGCTGTCGTGGATAATTACTGCGTTGTCGAACCATTTGTGCCTTAAATAGTAAATATATGGCAGCAATTCGCCACGACCAGGATATTCAGATTGGATAATTTCTACATTCTTATAATCAAAATCCGGTTTTACAAATGTGTAATTGCTGTTATCATCAATAACAATAATTTTTTTTAATGGATAGTGTGTTCTAATTAATTTTATATTGTGGTTCCAATATTTGTTAGTTTTTTCTGAATTCACATGTCTTGTAATGATAAATCCGTATGTCATGATTATATTATTATATATTATTCAGATTATATTATATAATATTTGTCCTTATATCTTATTGTAGTCCGGATTAATTGATATATACTGGCAACTCGTCAATATTGATGACGTCAGTTTTTCCAACAATATTCTTTTCAACAACATTCTTTGTTGTAACAAATTTATTGAATTCAGGGCGCTCCAATTGTGCTGCCGGAGTGTGTTTGTGTACACATCGAGCAATCATTTTATATAATTTGAAATCCGGGTATCTTTCAGAACCGTTGTTTTTATACAGCACATTTATGCCATTATCGTCAATACACCAGTCGTTTATTAGCTTGGCAATTGGTTCCATTGTATCTATATTTTTAATATCGGAAATATCATCAATTACATAATCAAAAATAGAACAGGCTAAGCGACATAAATCAAAACTGAAATTGGGTTCTAGTCGCGGTTTCTTATCATTGAAATATGGCTCAATATTATATTGTGTTGCTGCGTCGCCTCCTGCTTGAAAACTGTCGCTACAAAATGTCTTTCCATTGTATTTGTAAATCGCGCGACCAAAATCGATTATTTTGAAAATCCTGCCAAACGTAGGCACTTTATAATACTTCTTTTTGTAACAATAATAGATGAATTTCTTATTTGTGCTAATGTACATTACGTTGTTTGTATGAAGGTCGTTGTGTGTAAATGAAAACATTTTTTGATATGTGATTAGTGTCATAATAATCTGCATCAATGCCGAAAACCATTCATCGTGTGATAAGTCGGCTGTCATTATTAAGTTGTCAAATGTGTTTTCACAATGTTCCATACAAATTAGCTGGATAGGGAATTTAGGAAACGTTACCCATAGTGTTTCCTCGTCTAGGTCCGTATAATCACTGCTATCATCTGTGTTTGAAACATTTTCTTCAGAAACAATTGTGTCTTCTTCTACAATGCTGGTTTTCTCATTTGTTTCAGTGTCATTTTCACCAGTGTCATTTTCTTTAGTTTCGTCATTGTCATCTGTATGTGATGTTCTAGACGAGCAAGACGACCCAGACTTCAATGTTTCGGATTTTTTCGTATCAACCTTGAGCTCATTCGAATTCATAATATCAATCAACTCAACATTCATATTTTTTATATCGGACAACGTGAGAAGATTAGCATCAGGCTCAGAAAATATATTCTCAAATATAGTCTCGTCAATGGATTTAGCAGATAATACCGATTTGTGTGACGTATTCATAATATTTAGCGGTTTCAATGGTTTGTCATTTAGATCGTCACTTGTAACCAAATGTGTGTAATCTTCAATATTAAATAATACGTTTTGACTTTTGACAAAAAATTCAGACTGAACTAGGTATTCAATATCATCAATAATATTGATTTTATAATTGTTTTTAATAGCCAAGAAAGATCCGTAAAAATCCAGCCCATGGATAAAACTGTGTGTATTTAGCACTTGACTGGTGAGAAATGAGAAAAAACTATCTACATATGCGGTATTGTTGAAATCCGCAATCTTCGGACAAACCTTTACACTCTTATCAATTGAGGGCAAATTGAATAATGTAGGGTCGTTACAATTGTATTTACCAACAATGTATTTAAATGGATCTAACAATGGTGCCATTTTTATAAACACCGATTGACTACTAACAATGGCGCCACTGTCGTCAATCGTGTTTTTCAGTTTACAAGTGAATATATTATCAGAAGGTTCTTTGGTCTCTTTCAAATCCGATATATACCATAGGTGGTTAAGATTTACACTATTGTAATTGTTATTGTTTAATGAGAAAAATCTGTCATATATAGGCACATAATTCTGGACTTCTGCTAAACTAATTTGTTTGCTAGTTTGTAGCTTTGTAAATAGGTGCGCATTCTTCCTTTTTTGATAATTAATGCTAAAGGCATTTTTAGTATTTGTTGTCGTTGTTGCCATTAGCTAATTAAAATATAAATATTAGAAATATTTAACTCATTTTTTCCTAAACAAACTAACAACTAAGAATCTAAGAAACTAATAAATTTAGTCGGTTATTAGTTCTTAGTTTCTTAGTTTCTTAGTTTATTAGTTTGCGTTTCACAAATTAAATCTTTTATCACTTTATAAGTATAATGAATTTAGAACTAAAACGGTTTGATATGAAAAGCATTAGTTTCAAGCCTGATGAATCCAAGGGTCCTGTGGTTGTTTTAATTGGCCGTCGTGACACCGGTAAATCATTTTTGGTGAGGGACTTGTTATATTATCAACAAAGTATTCCAATTGGGACGGTTATTTCGGGTACAGAAGAAGGTAACGGGTTTTACGGAAAATTGGTGCCAAAATTGTTTATCCATAACGAATACAATTCAGCAATTATTGAGAACATTTTGAAGCGCCAGCGTCAGGTTTTGAAACAGATTAAGAAGGAAATGGAACAATTTAAGCGGACCACGATTGACCCCCGAACTTTTGTGATTCTAGATGACTGCCTTTATGATAACACATGGTCACGCGATAAATTAATGCGTCTCCTGTTCATGAATGGCAGACACTGGAAAGTGATGTTAATCATCACAATGCAATATCCGTTGGGTATTCCGCCAACGCTAAGAACCAATATTGATTACGTTTTTATTTTGAGAGAGCCGTATATCGCAAATAGGAAGCGAATTTACGAGAATTATGCTGGTATGTTCCCTACATTGGAATCGTTTTGTCAAGTCATGGACCAGTGTACCGAGAATTACGAATGTCTAGTGATAAATAATAACGCCAAGTCTAACAAATTACAGGATCAAGTGTTTTGGTACAAGGCAGACGCACACAATGACTTCAGATTAGGGTCCAAAGAGTTCTGGGAGCTATCGAAATCCATCAATGATGATGATGAGGAGGAGCAATATGACCCGAATAACGTGAAGAAACGCGGCCAGGGTCCAAAAATCGCGGTAAAAAAGACAAAGTGGTAAATCCAAAGTTAATTAAAAATTTTTGTATAATTTTTTATATTATAAAAATATATAAATGCCGACATACACGGAAAATAATGTCAAGTACTCTTACACAGAAGGCAACCAAAATGCGAAAGTTGATGCATCACCAAATGCGTCAGGAACTCTAGCTATTTTAGAAAGTTTTATTGTTTCTGATATTACATATACAGTTACTAGTATTATCATATATTCGTTTAGAAATTGCTCTGCTTTAACCAGCATTACAATTCCTGATTCTGTAACAAGTATTGGCGGTCAAGCGTTTAGAAATTGCTCTGCTTTAACCAGCATTACAATTCCTGATTCAGTAACAAGTATTGGCAACAATGCGTTTCAGAGTTGCATTAGCCTAACCAGCATTACAATACCTAATTCAGTAACAAGTATTGGCTTACAGTTGTTTACTGGTTGCTCTGCTTTAACTAGCATTACACTTCCGAATTCTATAACAATTATCGATAGGAGTGCGTTCTTTGTTTGCTCTAGTCTAACCAACATTCGAATTCCTGATTCTGTAACAAGTATTGGCAACAATGCGTTTCAGAGT